AAGTTGCTAGTAAATCCCATGTCGCTAGCGTTCCAAATGGTCATGCTAATTACTTGACCAGCGGACGAACCATAAGTGCTTCCTTGGGCGCCCTGAGCGCCCTGTGCGCCTTGAGAACCATTGGTACCATTGGTACCAGCAACCCCTTGCGTACCTTGGTTTCCTTGTGAACCTTGATTACCTTGAGAACCTTGAGGGCCTTGTGCACCATTTGAACCCTGAGCACCTTGTGCGCCATTGTTACCTTGTGAACCTTGAAAACCACGAGCGCCTTGATTGCCTTGTGTACCTTGCGAGCCTTGAGTTCCATTTGTTCCATTAGCACCTTGTGCTCCAGTTGAACCCTGATAACCGCGAGCACCTTGTGGTCCTTGTGCCCCTGGCTCACCTTGCGCACCCTGTGCACCAAGTCCAGCAACTGTTTCGTCAAGCCAAAGAATGTTTTCATCAACTGGTGGTACACCATCGTTTGATTCATAGATACCTGGGTCACCGGTAAGACCTTGATAACCTTGCGGACCTTGTGGTCCAAAGTCACCTTGCGAACCAGCAGTTCCCTGTGAACCAGCAGAACCTTGGTAACCGCGCGGGCCTTGTAGACCTTGATCACCTTGAGAGCCCTGAAGTCCGTCATTGCCCTGAGGGCCCTGAAGTCCATCTTGTCCTTGAGGACCTTCGTTTCCTTGTGGTCCTTCTCCGCCCTGGTAACCTTGTGCACCTTGATCGCCTTGTGCGCCTTGTGCGCCTTGAATACCAACAGCTCCGTCAAGGTTTACGGACCAGTTTACGTGAGCACCTGAACCAATGTAAGTATCAATATTTACATTAAGTTCGTTTGTGCCAGCGTTATAAGAAACAACTGTTCCGTGAATTAGGTTTAGAGCATCGCCAGCAAGGACGACGTTTTGACCTGGTGTGTAACTTAGGTTTGGTGTGTCAAGAACAAATGTGTGATTTGAGTCAGAACCTAGTGTGTATTCGGTTGGGCTGTTTGTAGCGTATCTGTCTGACTGACCATTGTTACCTTGAGCACCTTGTGCACCAGTAGAACCTTGGGCTCCATCTTGTCCTTGATATCCCTGTTGACCTCGTGCGCCATCTTGACCTTGATAACCCTGGTAACCGCGTTGTCCTTGTGAGCCTTGATTGCCCTGTGCACCTGTAGAACCCTGAACCCCTGTTGATCCTTGCGTTCCGACAGCTCCTTGAGACCCCGTTGCGCCCTGAGCACCAGTTGTGCCTTGAGTACCTTGATTGCCTTGAAATCCCTGAAAACCACGATCTCCTTGAAACCCAGTTGCACCTTGTGCACCGGTCGAACCTTGCGCACCTTGAGTCCCGGTTCCGGTTGCGCCTTGCGTACCTTGTGGACCTTGAATTCCAATTCCAGTGGCACCTTGAGGACCTTGTGTGCCAGTTCCCGTTGCTCCTTGTGACCCCTGTGAGCCCTGCGCACCTTGTGCACCCTGAGTTCCCGTTCCCGTTGCACCCTGTGAACCCTGTGGTCCTTGTGTTCCGGCTCCAGTTGCGCCTTGCGCACCTTGTGGTCCTTGAATTCCACCTTCATTAAGAATTGTGTTAATTCCTTCATTAAGTTGAAGAAAGTCAACAGCACCAAATACGTGAAACGTGTCATTTACTTTATTTTGCGTAGTTTGACGGTGGTGAGTAGACATGATTGTTCCGTCATATCCACGACCATTATTGGTTCCATCTGACCAAACGGTAATAAATGCATTTTCAATGTCAAGCGAAGAACAAAGAATCTTTTCTTCATTTGCTTGACCTAAGTTTACGGCAATGATAAATGGTCCACGAGTTCCAAGTGGGCTTGTCGTTTGCTGACCATCATCACCAACCTCGTACCAACCGGCAAGGGAAGAAACGGCAATGGCTTGATTTTCAACGTAGTACGCTGGTATATCAGTTGTTATGTAGGCACCGGGTACCGCACCACCGTACGATCTAGGCGTTGAAATGTTTGGAAATGTCATATTTTTTATTCCTTATTTTCGGAAATTTTTCGAGAAATTAATCCCCGTACGTATTTTTCAGCTTCATAATCTGAGGCCGCTGCTACATGAACGCCACCAGCTCCCCTGTGATGAAATTGGCAAAGCCATGTAAGATTTTCGGCACTCTCAACCCATGCACCTACAGTGTCTGGGTTAGATACGCCTGGATAATCAACTTCAAGCCATTTTAAGTCTACACCGTTTTGTAATGAAAATTCAATGTGAGTGTGATGAAGTTCTAGTGGTTGATCTAAAGAACATTCACTAAAATCATTATGGTGCAGACCAACGCTGCACTGAGCAGTGTCTTTCGTTCTGCGCCTGAAAGCGTTGAAATCCTTATAGTGGGGATCGCTGGTACGCTCAGGATGCTCAGGATAATGAACAGCATAACTATGAGTGACATTTTGATTGTGCTTTTCTGTCATTAATACACTTGTGTTCCGCCACCACCGAGCAATTTGTCAAACTCGGCAGGCGTAACTTGAAAGGGGTCTAATGGACAGTCCCAACCACCGTGCTCCCATGCGCGTGCAACAAGTGCTGAGCAGATCAGGGTGTCTTCCTTGCGGATGTCAAGGCGAAGTGGGTTGGGCATAAAAAGATTTACAGCAATGCTGATAATTGTAAGAACACCATACTTAATGCTAAGTTGTTTGCGGGCATAATTTGTTGCCATCTCACGGTTAACTTCTGGTGGACATGAAATAATTTTAACGTGTCCTTTTGGCGCAACATCTTGAAGTTTTACTCGTTCACAACGACGCGCCATTTGAATTACCCAAATGGTTCCATCCTTGTCAACGGAATCAACATATGCCATGTGATTCCAAGAACGATATTTCCACCAACGGATTGCTTGACCTAAACGAATTACCCATCCATATACATTGTTTGTGTGCGCAAAAACAGCGTCGCCGTGTTGCGGTAATTGATTATTAGTGATCAAGGTTCTTCAAGTCCTCTTGTAGTGTCTTTAGATCAATGTTCCAAACAGGACCGTGATCAAGTTCGGTAAATACCTCAGGAATAACAACCCATGCTTCTGATCCATATGTATTCCACCAGCTCCACGTCATTGATTCTGTGGCGCCCCATGTAATAATGTCAATACCAAAACGATTACAACCAGTGGCAATAACGCAGTGACCGCCAACGGGTGGTTCTGGAAAATTTACAATGTGCCAGGGTTGATGCGCCTCAAATTGCGTTTCTGCATTTGAAGGCATTTCTACACCAAGATATACAGATCCAAAAAGATATATGGCAGCTGCCATTTCTTTTTGATTCTTAATATTTACGGGAGCATAGGCAGAAATCTTTGTGCCAAAGAGTCCCTCTTTCATCCACGTATTAAGAACCGATCTTTCTACGAGGCCGCTGTCAGCACCGCCAGACAATTTAAAGTAGGTTTCCTTGACAGCTTCGTCTCCGGGATATAAAAATTCTTCCCCTAATTCCGCATAGGCAAGTTGAAGCATGTGAATAATGCCCGCAATTGTGCAGTCACCGTAAGTGTCGTTAAGGGCCATCGGGTAGTTTTTGACTTTGTTTGAATAATCAAAAGAACGTGGAACGTTATAGATGGGTCCTTTTACATAGTGTTCCAGAGTGCCCATTGCCACTTTTTCGGCAGGCAGTTTTCCCATTTTTCCAGCAAAGCGTTCAGCCATTACTTTTCCTCCTTGATGTTTTCGCTCGACCATTTTGTGGCACGTTCGGTAGTAATTTTTCCAACAATTCCAATAGGAATAATTCCAAGCCAGCCACGCCAGCCCAGGTGAATTAATTCAACACCAGAAAAAGACGCAAGAACAATATTGACAACATCGCTCAATCCATCCATATTTCCAGCAAGTTTATGTTTTCCATTGGCAATAGCATCTGTAAGAATTGTTGCAAGGATATCCCTAGCAATCATGCAGATTGATCCAATACCAGAATAAAGCAGCACCTCTAACCAAATTTTCACTTAGTAAGCCTTTCAAGCATCTGTCGGTGTTCCTCCAGCATTTGCTTTGTTGCTTCGCTGACTTCCAAGTGATACTTGGCCAATTCCGCCGAAATGCGGTCAGCACGCTTTGCGGCAATTAATAGAATTGCTCCTTGCAACCCTGCAAGGGTTGAAAGCATAAGGTTTAATAAAATAAACGGATATGCATCAAAAGGGTGATTGGTGTTTGAATTAACAAACATCCAAGCGGTCATAAAAACTACAAATCCAAAGACAAAGGGCCAACTTCCCATACCGTGACGCATGTGGTCAGCGGCTCGTTCTCCTAATGTTCTTTCGTCACCCGATCTTACGTGTGGGTGAAATTCCCAATGACTTTGCCGTTTAGGCTTTTCAGTCATCTATTCCTTCGTGATATCCAAAGTGCCTTTCCAGCGCTTTGTCCAATTTTTGAATGTATCGTTCCAGTTGTTCTTGTTGTTTTTCAAGCTTGTCAAATCCCTCTCGAGTATTTGACTCCAGACGGCGAATGGCGTCTTTCATGCTGCCACCACCGTTGTGGGTTGTTTCTTTATAAATATGTTCTACCTCTTCAGCGATTTTGTTTGTAAAATCAGCATCAATTTTTTTACTGACAATTGAGGTAACCTGCCGAATCCAGCGTCTGTGGATAAAAGTGACAGCACCCCAAATTGTTGCAGATGCAAAACCGATTGCTGCAATGTAGTTGAACCAAAAATTGGTCCCATCTAAAACAGATGTAGCAATCATGGCTTTATGCCTTTGGAGGTGTGTGTATGCTCTTGTCGTTTATGGCAGCAGTGTTGAAACGTAAATAGGTTTGTGGAAGTCGTCCGTCTTGTGATACGTGGCAATAACTCGGATCCCCGGCCTGTCCATGGGAGATGGTCAATGGGTTCTTGCTACCGTCAACACCTACAACAAGTGCAGTGTGCCAACCGGTTCCTGGGCCGTACACGATAACGTCGCCAGGCTGTACGTCCTTGAGTGCAATCTTTTGACCGTGAGCAAGCAGTGTGCCTGTGTAGCCAGTGTGGTTGTAGCCCATACCGTTAGGGTCAGCAGCGCCAGCCCAGTTGTAGCAGAGAGTTACAAATGCAGAGCAGTCAGCGTTAACTGGCAGTACGCCAGGCTTGCCAATACCACTCATGCGTAGTGGGCCTTCTGTGTAATTAAACTTAGCGTGGTTAGCGGCTGCCCACTTAGCCCATGCAACAATATTATCTCTAACGTCTGTCATTAGTTTCTTTCTGTTTAATGTTCCCAATATTTTTCAAGCGTTTCCGTTTGAAGATTTTCTGTAACGTAATAACCTGTTTTTGGATGGCGACACCAAAAAGCAGTATTAACATATCTAGTTCCACTAGTTATTTGATTAATACCGTGTGGCATGGTTATGTCACCGCTAAATACAACAAGCATTCCTGGTTCAGGTTTTATTGTAAAATTTTTATAGGTGGGGAAATAAAGCTCCCCGCCTTCGAAATCGTCATTTAGATAAAGCATGCTTGTGTAATGTTTTTTTGTGTTATATATTCTATAGATTTCTTCAGCGTCTTTTGTAAAATAAGACATATCCAAATTATCCGGAACGTCAGTGTTCCTGTTGAAATCTGGTTCAATGTAATCAATGTGGGGTTTTTGATCGTATGGATAAAACCAACGAACAACTTCCCATGTTTCTAAGAAAACATTCTCTTTTTTAAAGAAATCTTCTACCTGAAACTTTGATTTTTCTTTTATTTCCCAAACTTTTTTTATAAAAGAATCGTGTTCTTTTTTTGCTACAATGGCGTTTAGATCAACAATTCTTCCATCCCATTGATTGCTAAAAACTTTTAAATGTTCTTCGTTTGGGTGACTTTCAGAATTGACGTTTCCAGAATTCCATAATTTTAGATTTTTTGCATAATCAATTATAAACTGACAGTCTTCAAGATTAATAAAGTTTTTTATAATCCTTACTTTTGGTGATTCATAGTCCATGATTCCTCCGAAACATTTCCGCGAATAACCTCTATATAAGAAGGACCTTTTTTATAAAACCAATGATCTGGCTCAACAAAGTGAAAAAATATCATTGCAACGTGTTGCTCTTCAGGATTGGGCATATCGTTGCGCCAGTGTTCCTGATCATTGCCATAGTATGCAAGAGCTTGATTTGGGTAAAGAGTATATGATGAATTTTCAACATATAAATCCCACGGCTCTGTTTGATACACGCACATGTCCAGAGTATAGGTACAGGCATTGTCATCTCTGTGATGCAAAAGAGAGGGTAGAGCATTGCCCTTTTTTTCGTAATGTGCAAAAAATGCGTAACTAGGAAGTAGCGTTGATTTGTTAAAAACAACCCTTGCTATTTCTACTGCCTTATCAAAAGCTTCTTTAAACGCAGATTCCTCACTTGGACCAAGTGTGTAACGACCAAAACCTTCTTCATAATAACCACTTTTTGCACTTGATTTAAATTCTTCAAAAAGTTTATTATAAAAATTTTGATCAAAAACATTTTCTACAATTTTTGGTTCTAGTAGAGCCATTGCACCACCGAATACCTTGTTCCATTTGTAACCGGTTTAACTTCATGAGCATACATAAAATTAGAAGGAAACATAAGAAGTTGATTAGCTTTAGGCTTTAGGCTCAATGACCAGTTGGGGAAAACTATTTCTCCGCCTTCATAATTATCATTTATGTAGTAAACAAGAGAAACTCTTCTAGGGCATTTTTTTCCATCATCAACATGTTTAATAAATTTTTGACCAGAACCGTATTTTAAAATACTGTAATTATCATATTGATTATTGTTTTCCACATGAAACTTACTAATGTAATCTTCGTAACACGGTCTAAATGCTTCTTTAAATTTATTTGAAATTGTAAATTTAAAATATTCTGGGTGGTCTTCTTCTGGAACAAAATCATAAAGAGTGTCGGGAATACCAAAAATTTCACAATTTCTTGAGTACGAATCAATAATTGGTTCGTCATCTTTATTGTAGACCATCGACGGTTCCCAACATTTTTGTTTATTTTTATGAGTACTTTCAATTTCCTCTACAAGCTTTAATGCTTCTGGAAATACGTTGTCCCATAGAATTATTCCTGGCGCTATTTCTTTCATGGTTCCTCCTAGTCTTTAAAGTCTATACCCAATTTAAATTAAATAAAATTTAGAAAGTTGCTGTTGTGGTTGGTGCTGGAGGTGGCTCACCAGGATTTACCTTAGTATTGTGTGTAAGTATATTACTTCCAAAGAATAGGTCGTTTGGACCAACGGTTAATTGAATAACGTTTGTAATTCCTGACACAGTTGTAATACTTCTGACTGGAACTTCTTTAAGCTCATTATTAAGCATAATGTCGCCTTCAAGAATGCTCCATACATTCATAAATTGCCAAATACCTGATCTGTTTATAAAGAAAAAGTGTTCTCCCGTAACAAGTATGTCATCATTTATGACATAGTGCCCTGTCATAAGAACTTTTCTTGTTGCAACAACGGTTGTTAAACCGAGTGTTGTTCCGCCAATTTCTGATTCTGGCAACGACCAAACGCTGGCAGGATACCAAAGTCTTTGATTTTCTCCATTTGGATATGTAGGAATTACGGCGGTCATGAGTTGATCGGCAACTTTGAGCGTTTCAATTCCTCTGTATGAACCATCGGCCATGAGAACCGGTGTTCCAACAAGGAAGCAACCACCACCACCTGTATAAGGTGGTGGAGCATATGGTGCTACATATGGTGGAACGTATGGTGGAACGTATGGTGGAACGTATGGCGGAACGTATGGCGGTATTGGCGGAACGTATGGCGGAACGTATGGCGGTGGTGGAGGTGGAACATATGTGTATGGAACAACAGAATTACTAGAGTTGCTAGAGATACTGCTTCCAATTTTATTCTTTGCCGTAACGGTAAAACTGTAGTTTTGTCCACTTGATAGCGTATTAATAAATACTGTTATTGGGCTTGATGTTCCTGTTGCGGTCCATCCACCAACAGAGGATGTGACAGTAAAGCTACGTGCAGCTGGTCCGTAAGGTGCTGGTGTAAAAGAAACACTTACGTGTTGTGTGTCAATTACTGTAGCACTGACGTTAATTGGTGCCTGAGGAACTTGTAGGTAAAGAAAACCCTCTCCTCTTGCGCTATCCCCCGATGAAGTTCCAATAATTGGCATAATTACATCCTAAGCGAATTGTGACAATGAGCCAAGTACGGTGTAAGTATTGGCTGCTGTTTTGATAATAACAAAGGTGTAAATGTCGGTTGAGTTTGCATCACCAGCGCCAGGCGAAGAGGCACCAAGCCACTTTGGCGTAATAGCATTTCCATCAACTGTAAAACCAGTCATGTAGTAAGCCGTTGAACCATTTGTGTTAAAAACAGAAACAGTAATTGACTGACCTACGGCCATAAGGTTGTTTAGAGTTACTCCAGAACTTCCAGCTACGTTAATTACAAAATTACCGGTTGAATTAGCATTGTAAAAATTAATAGTAGATGTAGCTGCATAGACGTTAATTGTTCCACTTGCACCTGAGTTAATAATGTTTACATTTTCAAGAGGACCAGTTAATACTGAGTTGATTGAAAGAACGTTTGATCCAGTTCCCGTAGAACTAGTTACACCCGTACCACCAGAAGAAACCGCAAGCGTTCCAGAAAGTTGAGAAAGGGCAGTGGGAATTTGACCAAAAGCTGCTGCGTCTGTAGATGTTGTTCCGTTTGCGAGTCCAGTAATCTTGTTAGATCCCATTGCAATACTATTTGACATTGTTCCACCCGTAAGTGGAAGTTTGGATGTGTCATTTGGTGTTGCAGTTGTAACAGAAGTTACACGACCCTTTGAGTCGGTTGTTATAACTGGGATTGCTGTTGCGGAACCATATGTGTTTGCCGTTCCAACAGAAGAAAGTGTTGGATTTGGATAAGTTCCTGTCAAGTCTCCGCCAGCCGAACCATTTGGTGGAAATGACGATGGAAGTGTTGTCCATACGGGGCCAGTTGAACTTGACGTTAAGTATTGACCATTAACCGTAATTGCTGGAATTACGTTTTGATACGTTGAACCGTTGTAGTATTGAAAAAGACTTGTATTTGGATTGAACCAAAATTGACCAGCAGATATAACTGATGGTGTAGTTGTTGAAACAATAATTTCATCAGATACTGCATACCAAGTTGTTCCATCTGAATAATTTAAAATTTGTGTAGACGTGTTCCACCAAAGCGCTCCTTGCTCAGCGGTTGGCTGAGAAGACGATTGATAAAAAGCCGTTACAATAGAATCAAGCTCTCCTGCAAGAGTTTGTATATCCGTAGGAATATTGGCTTGATCATTTGCTGCTGGGTAGTGAAGACCCAGTCGTGAAGTATTTGGCATTAATAGCCCCCAACGTAAACCTGCACACCGGCAGGGCGATATTTATAAATGAATGGTGCAAAAGCAGAATTTGACTTTGGAACAGAGTCTAAAAAAAGGTTTTCATAACCGCTAGAACCAAGTGCATTAATTGCACTGTCAAGTGTTGAATAGGTAACAGAACCGTTGCCGGTCAATGAAGATGCCAATGTTACATATGAATAGTTATTAAAATAAACAGTTGGCATAAGAACAACCATAGCATACTGGTCTGGCACGTATGTTTTTCCTGTTGTGGCATTAAAAGAAACACCATTTTGTGTCAACGTAACATTGTGACTTAATGTAATGGAACTAGAAGAAACATTTGTAATTGTTGTATTTCCAGGAATGCCTGGACCATAAACATACATTCCGTTAGCAAGGCCAGATGTGCTGACTATACCAGTAATGGTGCTTCCACTTGCTGTGTTGCCTAAAAATGATACTCTAGCCAATGCTGTTTGTTCCATAACAACTACCTGACCAGCAGTTATAGGTGTTTCATTAAGAGAGGCAGTTTTGTAGTTAATTTCTGTAACAAGAGCACTTACGATAGTTTTTCCCGTTCCCCTTTGAAATCCGGAACGATTAATAATCTTATCTTTTTTCTGAGCAAGATTTAATTCAACAAAAGACTCAGATGTTACGCCCACAAATTGTGCAAGCCATGGCAGAGCAAATTCTGGGCAACGATCAATATCTAAAGCCTGTGACCAACCTGGTGCATACGCATACGCTGAATCGTAAAATCCAAATTTTCCTGCTCCATCTTGTACCAAAGAGTTAATTTGATTTTCTACAATCGAACCCATGCCCCAAAGATATTTATACATTGGATATTGTATAGGTGCTTGGGTTGCGTCACCATCTTGAATAAATTGTGGTAATGCGTTATATATTGAATCTACAAAATATGAAGAATCACCAACAGTTAAATTTACGCCAGTAAGTGTTTGCGTTGGCGACTCACTTATGATTATTGAGTTTTGACCAACTGAAACCACAATTGTTCCTGGGCTTATGCAGCTCCCAGAAATAAGCATTCCAACGCCAATTCTGGAAACGTCCGATATTCCAGTTATGTTTTGATTGTAAGAATCAGTGTTTGCAGAAAACGTATAAACGTTATTAAGAACACTTGAGGGTAATGATACTAGTTCCGACGCCATTAGACGCCACCAATTGTTGAGTTGAGAGCATTAGAAATAACCGAACCAGTAATAGAATTAGCAACCGGAAGTGGCGCTGTTCCAGAAAGAAATATGTCAGAAGAGGTTAAAGTATTTCCTGTTCCCATAACAATTGATGTTACGGTTGATATTCCAGCAACTTGAGATAACACACCGGCAATGTCAAGAATTCTAACCGTATTTTGAGTACTGTCCCAGAACGCTGGTGAGTTTCCTCCACCGCCCCACGTTGATGGGTTGATGAAAGCGTAGATTGCTGCAGTTCCTACGGCTTGAACAACAACAGGATCATATCCTTGAAGGGCAATTCCTGACCACTGAACATTAATGGGAATATAATTTGGATTTATAACGGTTACATTAAAGTTAATTTCACGTCTTGATCCAAGGTAATCGTGTAAATAGTCTGCAACGCTTGAAGTAACGGCAAGACCATTTCCATCAACTGGCGCAACTGCAACAGTGCGTGCATTGTTAAAAACATTGCTTATAAATTGTCCACCCGGTGTCCAAGCATATCCTGGCTCTAATTCAGATTGACTCAATTCAATTGATGAGTGAGTGCCATAAAGCATGCTCATTCCAGAAACAATAACACTTGAAATCAATGGAACGTTTAAACCAGTATTAAATGTAATGTCTAAATAGATGTCAGCAGATGTTCCTGAGGAGATCGTAAATGGTACTACAACCGTTTGATAAGTTGCTGATGTTGGGGAGGCAGAAGCTATTGTTGCACCAGTTGTTGCGTTAATAACTTTTACAACAATGTCCCCGTATGTAGAACCAGTGTAAGTTGCGTCAATGTTTGCAACCGCCGTAAAGTTCGTTGTTGTTGTGTTTGGAATATTGAATATTTGAGACTTGGCATTAAGCGCTGATCCCAAAGCAGATCCAGTTCCTTGAAATTGAATTCCGTATCCAGGAAGTGGGTATATTCCCGCATCAATTGTCCACGATGCTTTTGAGGCACCAGAACTAGAGTACGCCGCAAGATTAGAATCTGGTATCCAATTGTAATCGTTTGTAACAAGGGAACTAGATTCTAATCCATTAGTAGAAAAGTCAAATCCAGTTTGATTAAGTGCAACATTAAAAATTTTGTGAGTTTTTGTTGATGTTGCATTCA